CTCCAAAACCAATTTAAGAACATCCTTGCTCTTTCTGAGTCCAACATGAACCATGCGTTAGCGTCAGTCAACCACGGCCATTCAATGACATTAAACTTACCCTTCCACACGTTGATGCCGTGGTCGGTTGTCCCTGGTTTCTCATCAGTACCGGCGATAACCAAGGCAGGTTCAAGTCCCTCAGTTGGAACCACAATAGTATCCGGCATAACCAAGAACTGATTGGCCTTATCATCTTCCCAACGACGCATAAGGTTACGAACGGTTGTTACATTGGCGGCGGTCAATTCATATGCACCAAAATTGGAGGTCAAAGAAGTACTCCCTGGTGCTTTCGGGTGCGATGCAGAGCAAAGAGCAACGCCGTCTGGACCGGCAAAAGAGGCATTAAAAGCATTATTAAACGGCAACGCTGCGTGGTATTGAATGGTTCTGTATTCAACCATGCGGAGATTTTTAACGCGCTTTTTAATCTCTCCGTATTGTTCGTCGTCAACAAGTTCGCGCTCAATCTGTGTACCTTTGGAATATTTGCGGTGAATGTAGTTGGAGGTGTGACCCTTCTTAATGTCCTCGTAGGCAACCTTATTCCCGGTTGCGCTCCATTCTTCCATTAACCCTAAGTCACCGACACCCTGATTGGTTTCCTGCGCCTTAGTGGAATTCTCAACGTTATACATCAGACCAAGATAATCCTTTTCTTTCTTACCTGCTAAGTCAAAAATCTTTCTCAAACCCGGTTCAAGCTGCTCCGCCCAATTCTCAGAAATCATTGGCATGTGTTTCCCTCCTTAAAATAAAAAGACCCAGGCAAACCGCCCAAGTCTTTTGTTGTTTAATTTTTAATTTAATTGGTTAATACTTACTTATGGATGTGCTTACGAATCATAACGTCCATAGTCAATTTAGCAGGATCGATATTCAAAACAACTAACGGACCCGCCTCACTAGCAATTGTAGCGTTGGCATCAATGGTATTTTCATCCTTCAAGTCAACGCCAATACTGCCTTTATTGATCACATCACCAGAACCACCAGCACCAAGCAAGATATACTTACTGGCAGTTGTCGGGGCAACTGGGAACGGTTCTTCAACAGTCAAAGTGTCGGACGAACCAGTATAGTCCTTAACTGTGCGGATACTTCCTGCTGCCGGACCTTCGTAAATATAAAGCAATGCACCATTCCAATCATCGTCTGATGATGTACTAAGTGCGGTGTCTACTAGAGTAGTGGTTGTACCACCAGTTGCCGAAGCATCCCTATGATCAGCGAAAGAGCAACGGAATACCGCATAGGGGTTATCGTATACCTTGCCGTATGTAGTTGCGCCTGCCGGGTTAGTTGCTGTAGTAAAAGTTTGTTGCATAACACCAAGTACATTAGTTGCATTTGCAGCGGCCTTCGCAACCTTACCTGCGGTCAATACCACCATGTCGCCCTCAGAAAAAGCGGTATTGGGGGTTAATTCGTACTTAACGGCGTTATCAACAATGCCATTAAGTTTACTGTTTACATACTCAAACCCATTTGTGGTTCTTGCAGTTAATGCCATTTTTTCAACCTACCTTCTTTTAGATTTTTTAGGTACTACACCGGAGGCATAATCTTTTTCGGACAAACCAAGACCGGCGGCAAGTTTCTTTTGAAACGGAGTTAAAACAACCTGCTCAGCTTTACTTCCCGGCAGGTTAGCATCTTCAATATTTATTTTTTTGCGACCATTGACGTTGGCAAGAGTCTTTTGTTCGGCAGTAGTCTTGACCTTTTTGAGTAATTCGCCGGAAGCAAACTTCTGACCGATAATAAAATTCATGGCAGTTTCAAAGTCAATTGCAGCACCGTTTTGACTAAAAGCATCAATCTCGGCGGCGTACATATTGGCATATGGAACAAGTTGAGGGTTGCCGCTTAATACTGCCTGTTTTTGCCTTTCATAGCCAGTTGATTTTCCGGTTACCTCAACCTGCTGCGCTAAATGTGCGTTTTGCTGTTCGAGTCTAGCAATTCGCTGTTCGCGCTTAACTTCCTTAACGGCAAGTTTTTTTGCTTCTGTTTCATCAAAACCAAGATTGACGAAATACTTTTCCTGATCTGCCTGCATTTCTGACCAATAGGTTTTTGCCTCTGCCTCTGCCTCTGCTTGACGTTTTTCTGTCTGCTTGTCGGCATCAATCTTTGCTCTCTCGCGGGCAAGTCTATCAGCTAAAACTCGGTCAATTTCTGCCTGCAACTCTGCTTTGGTATACATTTTCTCGGCAGGTTTCTCAGGTTCAGTTTTAACTTCCGGTTTCTTCTTTGCATCAGACTTAACATTTTCTTCGCCTGATTCGCCATCCTCGGCATCGACTAAATCATCGTCAGTCAACAATTCAACAAAATCAACATCGTCCTTATCCGCAATATTAGGATCGTCTACCTCGGTATCATCAACAAAACCACCACCGGTTACGCCCTCATCACCAACCAAAAGCGAATGATTAAACTTTGCTAAAAATTTATCTTCTGCCGCCTTAATTCCTAATAAGTCTTTAAACATGATATACCTCCCGTTTATTGCCCGTCGGCTAAATATCCTTGCACAGTTTAAAGTCTTGTGCATGTTATGGACTTTGCCATGCGGTTTTTATATCGTCTACAGCACGATTCAGACAGTTTATTACTGCGGTGCTTGCTGCTCTTGCATCATTCTTACCACTTCTTCCTCTTGTAACTCTGGAGGCAATTGCTCCAAGTAATCTCTTATCTCAGGAGGAAGTGAATTTATAAACTCCATTACCGGATCGACTTCCGGCGGCATTTCTTCTTGCGGTTGACTAGGAGTAGTATTATTTTTCATTGCTTCCTGTTCCATTGCCATTTGCTGTTGCTCTGCCTTTAACTTATTCATTCTCTCCATAACCTCAGATATTGGAGGAAATTTTCCGTATTCCATAACATAGAAAAAAGTTTCCGGATCAATAACACTAGCAACTAACAATTCCTTTGCAATCTCCATATGATACATGCGGTCACTAGGTATTACCGATGAAACTTTGCAGTAGCAGTCGAAGTCGGGGAAGTATTCTTCAATGTTATTCTCGATGTATTCCGGCGGCAATGTCCTTCCGTCCGGCATCATAATTTCCCCTGTATCGAATTTACCTACCTGATTATACGGAACAGTAGTACCACTTTCCCTGTCGTATACCTTTTTCATATCTCCGGCATCAAAGGTATCGTATTTGTATCCGTCCTTACCTTCATCGCTCTTACCCATAATACGGTAGGTTCTTTGTTCGGTATAAAACTGACCGATTAAGCGGTTAGTAAACTGACCGGCATCCTCATATGAGGAATTAATTGCCTGTTCTGCTGTTCTCAATCTTATCTTTGCCTGAGAAACCAACTCAGCAATTGCCTTAAATGCGGTTACACTGCCGGGGGTACGTCCTTGACTTACATCGAAGCGACCAATCATACCCTCCATGGACTGCTGTAACCGTCCCATTTCAGCTATTAAACTGCCGGGGATAGGTTGCCCGTGTTCCCTTTTGACTCCGCTAACATCAGCAACAGGGAACCACATACCGGGGGCAGTACCTCTTTCCTCAATCAACCGTCTTTGCTTAGGAGTTAGCGCCCTCTCGTCATACCAAGTCTGACCAATCGCACCATGAATATGACCTTCGAGTATAATCTCAGCAGTCTTATTACGGACAATCTGCGGATTTTTAAGATAAAAGGCATCACCAAATCCCCAAATACTGTTCTCCCTGGGATATCTTTGCCTTACGAAAAACGGAAATATCGGAGTTTCGCCGGGTTCAAAATACATATAGTTATTGTGTTTAAGGTAAACCCCTTGATGTTCACCTGCCCACAGGATAACGTGCAATCCTATACCTTCGTCTTTCTCTCCATCAGCCAAAATCATTGGCCTACCGATATACCATGTTTCAACTACCGGAACCTGTTCCTGATTGTATGAGCGACTAAATCCCTCAGTATCTAATTGCTCAGTATCCAGCAAATCATCATCATGTAAACCCTGTTCTTGCACTAAATTAGCACGATCCGGAAAGGTTTCTTTGATATACTCCATCGTTTTCCAGACAGGTTTATGACAACGATTTCCCTCATTAATATCCTCCCTACATCTTGCGTCAGGGACTAAGCATAACGGGTGCAATGCTTTCCAGCGCACATCACCCTCCCAGCGGTTCGGACCTTTACCGCCTCGCCAATTGGAATCCCAGTACACATGCCAAATGCCTGTGCCGTATAAGAAAAACCACCGAAGAAACTTAATTCTCTCAGAGGTTAACTTATTCTTGTAGAAGATATACTTTTTAAGGTTAGTCATGGCATTAGACTTTTCTTCGTCGCCCGGTTCAACGCCGTAGTCGATAAGTTCAATCTCATTAGCAAACTCGGCTACAGTTCCTTCTATTAAAGAGAAGGTAATATTTTCAACGCTGTTTGGCCTGTTTTGTTGTTGCGCCTCAGTTCTCAATGGACTACCATTCGGGCCAAGTAAATCCCAGTGACGAGAGGTATATAGTTTATACATTTCTCTCATTTCATCAACATAGAATTGCCTTGCTGCCTTATCATCGTCATACCAGTCCATACATATTCTTACCGCTTGTTCTTCTTCGGGAGAGTTACCTCTTATTGATGTTTCCATATTTCACCACCTTTTAGACATAAAAAATAGGGATGAAGCATAAGACAATGCCAATAATGACACTCTCCTACGCCCCATCCCTATCGTTCTCGATTCGAGATAATTATTTAGTTGTCGTCGGTATGTTTAACAGCATGACAGACTATCGAAATCCAGTCTTTCGGATCGTACGACAAGACATTATCCTTCTCGCTGTCAGGAAGATGCCATTTATCTGCATCGTCAGTTTTTAGATAATCTTCTAAATCATCTTCCAATGTTTCGTAGAACTTTTGAACTGACTTCGCTGTGCGTTCTTGACGTTCTGCATGTTCTTCGGGAGTATATTTTTTTACTGGAAAGCGCGCATCCTCATACCATGATTGACTACTATACCAATTATAAAATTCTTCGTAGTTCCATTTATAGCGAGTATCTTTGTATTTATCAAGCAATCCGTTTTCATCCCAAACCATTTCCTCGACATAATCAGTTTTAGTGTCCTCGCAAGGATATGAATATTTGCCCTTGCACTTAACATTTAAACCGTCCTCGTGTTCGGAAAAGACTAATATATTATGCCCCTCATGCTCTCTTAGGAGTATAGGCATTAGATATAAGGCATTTGTATCCTTACCAATATCATAATACTTCTTACAGTCCTCACAAACAAAAGTATAATCAGTACCCATAATACACCGTCCTCGGTTATTATTTCATCTTCTTACCGTAACCCTTACTCATGCCCATTTCTTTCTTATCTGACTTAGGCATACCCTTCATGCCTTTACCCTTGCCTTTGCAACCTGCCATAATAAACGCCTCCTAGTCTAATTTATCATCCTGGGTCGTACTTAACATAACAGGCTTACCGCCCTTCATTTTAATAACAATAGTACCCCAAGGAGTAGACTTCATTTTGTCGATTACTTTCTTTTCTTTGTCAGTTAGCATTGCTTACCTCCGTAAACTTCTTCTGCTTCACTTTCAGTTATGACGCGACTTTCTCCCACGACCATACTTTTGTAACTAACATTGCTTTTGAATTTTTCAACTTCTTCTTTTAATGCCAATGGTATTTCTATCATATTGCTTACCCCCGGTTTCATTGCCTTATGCGTTCTTATGGCAGACATCAAGAGAGACTTAAAAGGTTTTATTATCTCATTTTCATTTCCGAATGCAGCAACAACCATGTTTTCAGTTATATTGCTAATATCAATAACAACACCTTTTTTATATTTAGTTCCGTTTATCTCTGTTTCTGCAATAACTTTTAATAACATTTGCGGTCCTCCGTTAATAATTTGCTTGGTCACTCATTTCATGGATAAGCACTACATTTCTAACAGGAACTATGACACTATCGCTATATACTAATTTATCAGAAGTTTTTACTACAGCACCACTAACAAGGCAAAATTCTCCTTCAGGTTTAAAATCTTCAGAATAATATATCTCAGATCCATCAACCAATACCATGACATTTATCTTTAAACATGCCGCCACACACTGCATATTATTTAGACTTAAACATAAGTCAAATCTTTTAAATACATGCCTGATAGTGTCTTTATTCATACGGTCCTCCGTTATCTATATTTAGTCCCCTCAACCACAAACCTGTCGCCATGTTTCCTGCCGATAACAACGATCTTAATCAACTGATTATCCGCTAAGTATCCGATTTCATTAGGGCAGATAGCTAGTGGTAATGAAATTTCCTGTATTTCTTCTTGTTCCTCGGCATCGTCAATAGTATCAGGATCCTCTGAAATACCATCCAATGCCGCCTTAATAATTTCACTTATGTTATCGGTATCAGACTCCGTTGCCTGCTTCTTGCATTGCCTACAGTGATTTAGAAACTCACCCTTACCGGCAAACTCACTATCCTCCATGCCGCATGTATTGCATTTCACGCATAAAACCCCTTTTCTTCCTCACGTTCTTTGCGTTCCTCGGCAGTTTCTACCTGTCTAACATCGTCCTCGTACATGCCTTCCGGGTATTCAAGGGGAATGTCAACGCCATCTAGGGACAGGACTGCTCGCATAAGTTTAAGTTGTGTATCTACTAGAGTTTTGATTGTTTCGGCATCAATGTCTGCACAGTCAACGCAGGTGTTCTCTTTCTCGCTGTAGACAGTTGATGCAAGTATAATAGTCTTATGCAATTCCCCTATCTGATCGTTAAGTATCACTTGATATTCCAGAACAATTGGTTTTTTATCCATTATTTAGGTTCTCCCTTCTCACATTCCGTAAAATCCAGGCAATCCTTCTTCTTCCTCGTCGTCATCATCGTCTGCCCATTGCTCCATAGACATGGGATTAATCCTTATGCCCTTGTCCTGCCCCGGTAGAAATGGTATACTGCCAGTGTCTTTAAGTGGCATCGTCATATGTAAAAATGCAAGTATAGCAGACATTAAGATAACATCGTCGTGCTGACCACCTCTTGCCGCCTCTTTGGTATTTGGGTGCCTTATAAAGTTATTTGCTTCATGGACAAATCTCTTAAAGTAGCACTCGAAAACACCTTCGCGTACAGTCTTTTTAATAGCATCAATAATAAGTGGTCTAGTTTTTGTATTTGTATGCCAACCCAATTTTTGAGTAGTCGTATCTGACCTTTTATCATAAACCTTTGACCTATAAATATCATAGTAAACCTTTTT